CAAGTCCTGCAGTCCAGATCTGACATTGCAGTACTCTGAGACTGGTTGTTCGTGCAGGACTCGCTCATGGAAGTTCTCTACTTGGATTCCAAATTTAGGGCAATGCACAAACTTGCCAAGTCGCTTGTCCACACAGTTGAAGCAGGCATGAACATAGTCTGAGTTCATGTGCTTATTGGGCTTGCTGACCACATTTTCGTCGTAGCGAAACCGGTCGAATGGAACCTCGTTTGTTTTCAAGTACGAAGCCACATCTTCGTCCGTCCAAGTTCTGAGCGGAAACCACATCTCGGTGTTTTGGCCCAAAGACTTTTTATCGACTTCCAGAGGGATACTCCCGGTAATGGGATCCTCGTCACTGTTTTTGTGTCCGCACAGCAAGACATCAAAGTCAGACACAATGTGTCCCTTGGGTCGGTTCAGCCATTCCTTGCCGCACACCCAAGGAGACTCCGCATCCATGGGTTCGGTTCCGCGCATCACCTTCAGCACACCTTCCCCAAGAGAGTATGTCTCACAGACATCAATCCTGTTGTTGCCATGCGTTAATGCCACCGATACAGGAACCCAATCGTGTACGGTCATGCCATACAGTTCCTGCAGCCTGTGATGAAATGCGTACTTGTGAGACAAAAATGGAAGCTTGAAGTGAATGACCTCAATGTCCGGCCGGATGTTTCTGGCAAGATCGAGCAGCACGGTGCTGTCTTTCCCGCCACTCCAGAGAACCGCAGGTCTTTTGGCTGCACACAAAGCAAGCCGTATGATGTCTTGAGCCGTCATTAAAATGCTATTCCTGCACCAGTAAGTAGCCCGCCACCAATTGCACCAATCATACCCATTTGACCAGCACTCTTGGCTGCGTTGGCTTGAGCCTGCGCCCCGGCCAAGTTCATCTGTGCGTTGTACGCTCCGTAGATGCTTCCCATTCCCGTTTGCGACTCCGGATTGAAGTACTGCGGTCCAGCCTGCTGCTGCATCGCCATTGCCATTTGCTGCGCCTGTCCTTCCTGACCTTGGAGAATCGGTTGCTTGTAAAAAGCCTGAAGGATTGGAGCTTGGGCTGCCTGCAATTGAGACATGGCACCAGCACCCAACGCGGCCTGTCCGGCTTGTGCTTGGGTGGCTGCCATATAAGCCTGCTGGTCAGCCTGCTGGCGTTGCAATGCCTGCTGGAAGGCAGCCTGCTGCTGCGCCATGCCGTAGCCAATCGCGGCTTGTTGCCGTTCCATGGACTGCGCAAGTGCAGGTTGGTAGATGGCTTGAATTGTGCCGGCGGCCTGTTGGGCGTTGGCTAGGCGTTGCTGATAGCGTTGGTTGGCAACCTGAGACCGGTTGAGAATTTCGGCACCCACAGCTTGGTTGCCTAGCGCAGTTCCTCGAGCAGCAAAGGCAGACCGTGCTGTCTGATCAGCAATGCGTTGCTCTTCCGGAGTCAGTCCGCGACCGGCCGCTAACTCCTGTCTGGAACTTTGTTCCAAGAATTTGGCATAGTCCGCCATCCCGGGCATGGTGCCCAGATACTGGTTTACTGACCTGCGATCCAAGTTTTGGATGTTGGATGCCAGTCCTTCGTTCGGAATAAACTCCGACGGGGTGTACTGCGTCTGCATTGCCGGCATCATCGGCAATGTCTGAGCGGCGTAATCGGGCTGCGGAATCGCAGAAGTTTGTGCAGCCTGAGGTGTTGCGGCGGGTGTTGCGGCGGGTGCCTGAGAGGCCATTGCAGCAGCAGGATCGTAGCTTGCCATGTAGGCAGACATTTGTTCTGCCTGTTGCGGTGCGTTTTGATTGTAAGCCGCAAGATCCGCTTTGTACTGGGCGATCTTGGCGTTTTGTTCATCAATTGCCGCTTGGTTTGTTATGCCTCCAGTACCTCGCCCAACGCGGCTTCCATAAATAGGGGCAATGGGGCCACCGGGATCAGTCGGAGGCAAAGCCATTGCAGGCACATTTGCCTGAGACTGCTGAGACAATTGCAGGAATTTGTCCGACAAACCTTGGTCGATTTGAAGATCAGCAGCAGGTTGCTGTTGGGTTTGCTGCGCTGCAACAGGAGCCATCCCTGTCTGTTGAGCAGCAGGAGGCATGGAAATCATGGACGGCATTATCTGCTGTTGAGCAGGAGGAACAATCCTTCCATACGGATCCCGAACCGCATTTTGGTAAGACGCAAAGACAGGTCGATTTAGCGACTGCGCCATTGCCGACTGCGCCAACTGACCCGCGCCGGCAACAGCTTGAGCGTACCCCGGGGTCAGCGCATTAAACGCTTGCTGGTACTGCGGAAGAGTTGTCTGAAGTTGCTGTAGTTCGGCTGCACGATTGGCCTGATTGTACGCAGCTTCCATCTGCGCAATCTGCGGGTAAGCCTGACGCGCAATGTTCAGCGACTGCTGCGCTTGAAATGCCTGTTGGGCTGCCTGAAGGACATTGTAAAGTGGCTGGTACTTGGCTTCCGAGGCATACACCTGCGGCGCCATCTCCACTTGTGCTTTCAGGATGTCGCGCATCGACTCCTGATAATTTGGAGCCTGTGGGGACTGAATGACTGTATCTCCTCCGCCCATAAGACAGAATTCTTTCTAGTTTCCTAAAGGTTAACGGAACTGGTTGTTTCTTTCTCCAAGTGTACAGTTCCTTTACGGGGTGCTTGGTTTCTAAAAATTGTCTGAGAACTTCGGCGTGAGCTTGGACATTGTCCGCCCATACTACATGGGCAGTCCATATTCCATTTTCCTCAGACCAATTCCAGTCAAAATCTCGCTTACCGGGATGCGCTGTTGAGACACCTCGAATCTCACCGTTTTGCTCGCTCCAGTAGATCGAATTGTGGACTCCATAAAAGGAAAGGTAGTTCTCAACTTCGCTTTTGGTTGCGTGCCCAACCATTCCAAGATGGTTGAGTGACTTGCGGTAAAATGCTTCGACTATTTTATCCCAAAGTTCTAGCGTTAATTTTTTCACAAATCATATTAAGGCGTAACGCTTGGAGGAAGAACGGCAGAAATTGCAAACGAAGCTGCCCAAAGAGGATATTGTACTCCATCTCCGTAAGTGTAAAAAAATCCTATATGGCTTCCTGTTCTGGTTGATCCAAATCCTTCAGGAATATCCTGATTGTATAAATAAGTTGTTCTTCCAACATCCCTCATCGAGTACGCAAGAGATCCTGCATATTGATACAAGTTAGCAGATCCAGAAACTTGGTCACATCTAACAGGAGTAGTTACTGCCAATGTTGGAGGCTGATTTGTAACAATGTCATTAATGTAATTTACATAATACTTGGATATGGCAGTCATATCCATGTAAATGCTCTTCACATTGTAACCGTACTCGTTTGTTTTAAGATTTGTGGAATCGTAAACAAGAGAAAGCTGCACGCTTCCGCTAAAAGCGGTTGTCTCCGGAGTTGTGATCGTAAAGGTTCTGGCAGCAAGATTGGCGGATGTAATCTGGTACAACCTTCCAGTTACACCAGCAGTCCCGGTGTTAATGCCGATGTACTGCGTTGCAAAAAAGAATGGATTTGCAGAATCGTAGTACCTAGACGGCAAAGATCCGTAGCTGATTGTCATTTCCGACGATCCTGCCGTTCGCGATCCAATGACCGTCAAAAACCTACTGGTGTCTACCGTTGTTCCGGGAACCGTTGCGTTGTAAAAATAGGCAGACGCTACCAACCTTGGAGATGTGGCAATCAAGCCATCAAGGTAGCTTTTGGTAATAACATCAGTTGATGTACTGGGTATGTTTGATGTCTGAACACGACCAAAGACATATGTGCCAGCAATATTGGCTCCGCCACGCGGAATGGTGGTGTCATCCACATACCCTTTGGTTGCCGCACCCAAAGCCACGGTTGGGCTAGTTGCCAACACCACAGGTCCGGTAAAAGTGGCTCCAGACAAGCTTGCCTTCAACGCATCCGCATTATCAACATACTGTTTAGTGGCAGCCTCAAGAGCAATTGAGGGATCTTCTTTGAGCAAAACCGGCCCTGTGAATGTGTCTCCAGCCTTGTTGGCCGGAGTATAACCAATAATGTTTTGCTTGGTTGCCAGTCCGGTGTCTACATACCCCTTGGAGGCTGCGGATAAAGATGCTGTGGGCAGTGAGTTGGAAAGTGTCAACTCGCCCGTCATAGGCTGCGACCCATCTCTTGGCAGATACGGAGTTAACGATGGGTTAATGGCAGTTGCGGCTTGAGCGAGCGTCATCTGCTTTAGCGCTCCACTCTGCACACACAACAAAATGTCGCTCGTTGTAGATGCTGCCACTTGCGGCTGCGTGTTGATTGCCCCGGGAACCAACACCGCATTGTTGACATGAGCGTTCAGGTTGGCAGCCGTAACTTGACCACCGTCTGCATAATTTACTCCTGCTTGAATTTGAGCCATATGACTACTCCTCTGTTATCATTCCACGGTTCGCTTGAATAGCATAAACACTGGCACTCCTAAGGGAAGGTCTGCCTGTGTTAAAATTTACCTGAAGATCGATGCCAACTCCTTTCATGGCAATGCGCGGGCGAATTGTGCCATCGCTTTGACCAGATCCAGCAAACACATAACGCAGCACTTCTTCCGTAGAGTCGGGATCGTATACTGTGGCAAAAACGGCCACATCATCCCCGGGGTTGTTGGTAAATTGAAGTTCAGCTCTTGAGTACCGTTTAGTTGCCTGCGTTCCAAAGCCGTATTCGCGAGTGCGCACGCTGGCGGCGATTGGAGTTAAAATGTACGACAAACTGTTGATAGTTGCCGGCAGCGTGAATGGAAGAATTGGAGTTCCGGTTACGCCAAGAAACTCATCTCCGCTTTCGAGTTGTTCTGTCAAAAATATACCACCATATGCTCCTGCCAAAAATGTAGTTGGTCTGCCGGCGGGAATTGGTTGAGCTAATGGAACTTGTGTTGGCTTGCCAATGTCTGAAACAATAAACAACCTACGCTTGTTGTTATAAAGTGCCGGAACAAAATTATCAATGTACATCCCATCTGGGTATGTATCTATACTTTCCCACGCTTGATTAAGCGTGTTGTACACAAGAATAGAATTGTTCTTTACGGCTTCGCTAGTAGGGAAAGCAATAAAGAAACGATTATCAAAATAAGTAGCTGTAACCTTTCTTGCGTAATCGAAATTGACATTATCAAAGTAGTCATCGATTGGTTCGCTAAGTGGAAGTGTGTTGCCGAGCAACTTGAGATCAAGCTGTGGCGTGAGCATATGCACTCCCTTGCCACTAAAGAAAAAGACAAACTGTCCGGCAGGCACAATGCTGTGTCGGGCCAAGCATCCAACCTCGGTCGTCACCACCGTGATCTGGCTGCGATCTGGAGCTGTGGGATCAAACCGTGGATCAATGTACGCCACAAAGATGCTCTTTGACATGAAGAGCAGGAACTGGTTCTCAATCCAAGGCAAGGTTCCTACAATCGAATCGTAGCCACCCTGATTGATGGTGTACACATTGAGCGGATCGTACCGGTCGCTCAGAATGTCCGTAGCTGTAATCTGGGTGTCTGCTGTCTTGACGACAATCCTGTTCTGGAAATAAAAACCGAATTCTGCCGGAGGCAATGGGTAAGTGCCACTTGGGTCAACGCCTGTCTGATCTACAAAACTTAACGAACCAGACACACCATCCCAGACAAGCGGCGGATTGGCTTGCTGTGCCAAGAATCCGGTGATGTTCGTGTGCGCTTGGATGGTTGAGCCAGTCGTATTGGTGAACTGAAAGGTAAACTGAGTCGTACTCGGCACAGTCGCCACGATGAAGTTAGCGTGAAAGTACGGGTGCTGATACGGAGTAACCGTGTCGATTAGGTTGACTTCAGATCCCACTCGCAAACCATGTGCGGTAGCCGTCGTCACCGTCACCGTGATGGTATTACCGTTCTGAACCTGTGGATTGGTGACTGTTGCGGTGATCTTTGGTCCCGGAAGGCCGCGAAAGATGTACAGCTTGTCGAGTGCCTGAACGATCTCCGGCTCAAACGAGAACGACGGCAGTATCACTGATACCGGAGTGTTTACTGCGTTTTGGTTTACCGGAGGAAGCGGATAAGCACTTGCTAAATTTAAAGCGTAATATATTTCAGTCCCAGTTACTTGCAAAATGTCATACTCATAATATATGACATTAGGATTGCTTGTCGAACTTCCAATTTTTATTTTGTCACCAACATTAATTCCAATGGTCGTTTGAACATTGATCCACTGAGTGTATGGTTGGCCAAGCGGCGGAGCCGGCTGCGGAATTGTGGTTGGAAATATGCCCGGAATTTGAGTCGTCAGCGTGCCAATTGGCAGGTAGCGTCCGGTTGGGAAGGTGTACTTGGAAGAAAAGGTCTGCCGCTGAGTGTTGTACAGCACCATCCCGTCGGTGAACAGCAGCACTACATTGTCTTCACCAGCAGGATTCACATAGTACCCAGAACCACTCTGCATGAGTGCGTTCAGCGTGTCATCCGTCATCCGCTCGCATCCCTTGCGAGGCTGTGCTGTTCCGCGTTGCAGCCGCATATTCCGCGACGACTGCAGGATTCCCGGCTTCAGATTGGCAGGATCAAGACGCGACGAAAATCCGATAAAGTTGTTATCGTTTTCTACACCGGACTGGTCGCCTTCTGCCATTAGTCTTTTACGATGAGCCTGTTGATCTTGTCGATGACACGCTGAAGGTCATCCTTGATGTCGAGCAAGGCCTGAAGGTCCATGCCTTCACTCTCTTCTTCACCTTCTTCCTCGCCTTCATTTTCACCGTACCCGCAATCAGGACAGGTGCCGTTTGACTTCATGTCGCAACCACAATCCGGACAATAGCTTTTGCCGGAATTTCCAAAAAGGGAACCAAGTGCAATGGTCAGCTTGCTCATGCGATGTAGTTTTTAAGTTTATCCAGCCGGTTATTCCAGCCGTTAATGAACGATTTTTGAGTTGGCTTGCGTTGCACAAGCAGGTCGTAAAATCCATCACGCTGCTCCAAAATGCTCTTTACGATGGCATCCAAGCCAACATCTTTCACTTTGTCTTCGTATGCCATGATTGTCTTTGGTCCGATGGCACCATCATCCTTTGTGCCTACAGCTCGTTGCAGGAACTTGCCGGCTTGGCCAACGCCAACATTAACGCAGCCATCAAACTGCACAACACACAAAGGCCACGGGAACTTGTAGCAAGCTCCGGGAATCCAGTAGTCATGGTAGTAAATGTCTTCAAGTTCTTCGTGAGACATCTCGCGCACACACCTGCGGTCCTCCTGTTTGTCGTCACGGTAGCGGTCATAAACACGCTGCAGGATGCCACGGTAAGTCTTTCCGCCACTATCGTGAGGATGGTTGCTGTAACCACCTTCAACGCTCAGAACAAACTCCAGAGACCGTTTAAAGCTTGGGTTGTGTGCGTTCATTGCGGATGACATCGACCAACCCAAAAATCGAGATAATAGCCGTCGAAATCGCGCCACCCATCCCGGTTGAGTAGATCCCGATTGCTGCGCCAAGTTTTGCAAGTCCAAGCCAAGTGGATGGTTGTCTGAGGTATGTCTTGATCATTGTTGCTCCTTGTGTTCGGTGTGTTCGATCAGTCGTTCCCAGAGTGCTTTTCTGTCTGATTCGCACTCCCTGATTTTGCCGTACAGATACCAGACGGCAATGATGGTGAATGCCATGGACAAGCCTTGGGCTGCCACTTGGTCAAGGATGTGTGCGATGAACTTTTCCATAAAGTGCCGCTACTTTTTCTTAGCGGTTCTGGCAGACGCTCGAAATGCCGCTGCGGTAGGTGCGCCTTTGGATCCCGGCTTGCGCATCCGTTCCTTGCTGCCGGCAGCGATGCGCTCGCGTTTGGCGTGGATGTTGGCATACAGTCCCTTTTTCATCGGCAGTTCCAGCGTTTGAGGCTTGCGGCTTTTCGTGTTGGGTTGCCGTTCTTGTCTTTCATCGGCCCGGGCATTCCAGACATCCTAGCGCAGAAGCTCTTTTTGCGAGCAGCATCGGCCTTTGTCTTGGGATTGGGTGCCGGAGCCTTGAGGTTGCTGCCAGTCTCACGGTTGTACTTGGCGCGACCTTTTGCTGTCAGGCCAGCACCTTTGGAGACAGGGAGCTTTTCGCCCTTCTTGACGGAGAGGTTGACTTGTTTTTTTGGCATTAGAAATAAGTTGTAATGACGACGCAGCCTTGAGCACCGTTACCTCCGTTACCTCCGTTACCGGATCCAATGGTTGCGCCACCTCCACCTCCTCCATGCCCGTATCCGGTTGCGTTTGCTCCATTTCCACCATTGCCGCTTGCAAAAGTTGAAGCACCTCCACCACCTCCGGCTGATCCATTCATAATTAACGATGGCACTCCAGATCGTGGAATTGAAGCAGTTGCATTACCACCACTTGCGCTTGAACTTTGGCCGCCAGAGGCTGAGAATAAATTAATAAACGGATTTACTGCTCCGTTTCCGCCATTAAAAGGCGATGGAGTAGCAGAGATTCCACCACCTCCACCTCCGCCGCCCGGAGCGTTTGCAGAGCCTGAACCAGAAGCTGCTGTTGCGCTGATTGAAGTTCCTCCGCCAGCATTGCTGTTGGGTGCGCCGCCGCTACCCGCTGCTGGTGCAGTCGTGCCTCCGTTTGCGCCGGGTTGCCCCCCGGGATTGCATCTGGCCAAAAAAGCCGTGGGCGCAGATGTTGGCGCAAACCCAGAGATGCCACCAAGTTGCGCTGTCGAAACTCCAAAAATTGCGCCGGCTCCACCTGCGCCAACTGTAACATCGTAAGTTGCTGGTGCGTCAGCAAGATCGGCTGCGTTTAAAGTCGTGCGGCTATATCCACCACCACCACCACCAGTTCCACCATAAATCGCAGTTCCGCTTGTTCCTTTGCCACCAGCACCACCACCGTTGCCACCAGAAACCATTTCAACAACCACCAATTTTGCCCCCGCTGGTTTTGTCCAAATTGCAGGAAATCCAACTGGCGTAACGGTATCAAACACCTGCACATTCGTCTGAAGTGCCTGATGTTGATGATCCGCACGCGCAGCAAAGGTGCTCAGACCCACAACAGGCGCGGTAGCAAGCGCAGCAGGAGCCGTGGTAGCAAGACCAGCGATCTGGCTTGTGGTCAACGCACCAATTTGAACAGGAGTCGGGAAGATATGCTGATGGTCTGCGCGAGCCGCAAAGGTGCTCAAGCCAACCACAGGTGCAGTCGCGAGTGCTGCGGGTGCCAGCGTGGACAGACCAGCGATGTTCGCAGTCGTCAGTGTGCCAGCAAGAGCTTGGGCAACCGTTGCCTTTTTGGTGTCCGTACCTTGGTTCACCACCAAGACATCCGTTGTATGTGTAACCAATCCCAGCAAAGTTCGCGCGGAGCGCAACGCCACCGTCAGGCTGACCGTCTGGTCCGTAATGCACATTTCCGCGAGTGTTGTAGCTTGTCTGAAGCCATTGTCCCGGACTGGAGTCGATGAATGTGTTGAAGAACTCAGGTTCAGCGACAATGACATCGATGACCCTTCCATTGAGAACTTTCGCAAAATGAGCCATAAATTAAGCCGTGTAACTTCCCGATGAATTGAATTGGAGGATGGTTCTCGAGCCACTGGTTGTGACAACGGGCGATCCGGTTGTAACTCCAGTGTATTGTGAAGTCAAAAGCGACAAAATCACAACACCAGAACCTCCGTTTCCGCCGGTTGCCGGAGATCCACTTGCACCTCCACCACCTCCACCTGTGTTTGCGGTTCCATTGTTTCCGGTGGTCAAAGCTGCGTTTCCGCCACCACCGGTTCCTCCAGTACCTTGCGTTGCGCTGGATGTGCCTCCACCTCCGCCACCATAAAAAACAGCAGAGCCTGTAATTAAAGAAGAAGTTCCTGCGCCACCATTTCCTCCTGCAGCAGTTCCGGAATTGGTGCCATTTGAGCCGGCTGCACCCGCGCCACCACCTCCTCCTGCTGGACTACCAGAAAGGCCCGGGGTAGACCCCCCGTTGTTCCCTTGTCCTGAAGTTCCAGATCCGCCAGTAGAACTAGCCCCGGTGGTGGTATTTGCTCCTGCACCTCCACCTGAACCTCCGCTTTGCCCAATAAGGTTGTTAAGAGTGCCCGGTCCCCATTTTCCACCACCACCACCTCCGATTGCAGTGTAGCCAGCAATCGACGAGTTGGTTCCATTTGCCCCAACCGTACCCGGCGTTGGATAGGCTGTGCCGGCTCCACCTGCGCCAACAGCAATTGTGTAGGTTGTGCCAGAAGCAAGGATTGCTGTTGCAGCAATGATGCCACCCGCTCCACCTCCACCACCTGTTGCTCCACCTCCACCTGCAACTATCAAAAGATCTGCGGAAATATTGATTGCCACAGAAGAAAGCGAGGTTACCCGTCCCTTGGCATCAATGCTCAACACTGGCACAAAAGAAGTGGACCCCACATTGCTTTGAGCCGTGGTAATTGCTGCCAATGTAGCCGTTGCAGATCCCGGACCAGTAGCAATCACATCACCAGTCAACGCAGTAATTGCCGTTGTGGACGCCGCAGCAATAGCCGCAGTCGTCAAGCTTGTGACTCGTCCTTTTGCGTCAACAGACAGAACAGGCACAACGCTCGAAGAACCGATGTTGCTCTGTGCGGTTGTGATTGCAGCCAGCGTGGGCACAGGGTAGCTGCCAGTCAGATCGCCGCCAGCGGTTGCTGTGGCGCCCAGAGCACCAACCTGAGCAGCAGTCGGGAACGGATGCTGGTGATCGGAACGAGCGGCAAAAGCGCTAAGTCCAGCAACGCCGGCAGTTGCCAGTGAAGCAGCAGCATCGGTGGAAAGTCCAGCAATTTGAGCCGTGGTCAATGCCGCAAAAGCAACCGTGCTCAAAGATGTCACACGACCTCTTTCATCAACACTCAAAACTGGAATTGCACTTTCAGAACCAACATTGCTCTGCGCAGTCGTAACGGCAGATAGCGAGATTGTACCGCTTGAGGTGATCGTTCCTCCATCCAGTCCTGTTCCGGCCGTGATGCTGGTGACTGTGCCTCCAGACAGACTGGAGACAGCAACAGTTGCAAGATTAGTCACGCGACCCTTTGCGTCTACACTGATGATAGGCACTACTGTTCCGCTGCCTACATTTGTCTGAGCCGTGGTGATTGCGGCAAGCGTTGGATTCGGAAAGTTGCCAACCAAGTCTCCACCAGCAGCAGCGGTTGCTCCCAGCGCACCAATCTCCCCGGGAGTCGGGCGAGCGTGCTGATGGTCGGCCCGAGCTGCGAAGGTGCTGACCCCAGTAGCTCCTGTGACAGCCAAAACAGCTCCAGCCTCAGTAGACAAGCCAGCAATCTGGTTCGTAGTAAGCGCAGGATTAACTGCAGTAGTAAGTCCAGTCACACGCCCCTTCGAATCTGTCGTGATCACCGGAATCACAGAACTGGATCCAACGGCAACTTGGCCCGTTGTAATGGCTGCCAGAGTTGGGCTAGGATAAGTCCCAGACAGATCTCCGCTAGCAGCACCAGCAGGGTTGCGCAGAATTACGCCAGTGACCTTTTTGGTGGCTCCGCCTTGAACGATTGGAACAAGCTCCGTTCCGTCTACCGATGTTGCGCTGGGAAGTGCAGATATTTTGTCGCCCATATTAGCCAGTAATCAGATTGTCTCCACCTTCTGTGGTGAGTTGAAATCCCGCTTCGGTCGTAATGTAATCAACTCCCGTGCTGGGTGGAACTGTTTTCTTGAATTTAAATGTCTGACCAGTTGCAGACACTTGAATCCTAGCAAAATTCTTGTTGAAAGCTTTTGACGGATCAACATTCCGCTTTTTGAGGAATCTGGTAACCATACTAGTAAGTGTACACCATGTTCATCCGTTGAATCTGACCCTGCTGACGGATCAAGACATCGATCTGTTGCTGTACAGCAAACTCAGCCATTGCCTCAAGCGAGTCAGCTTCCGGGGCGCGACCTTCAGAACGGAGAAAGTCAGCAGCAACAGAGTTGACCAAATAGCCTTTGAAACGGAAAGGGATCTGCACCATGCTCCAAAAGAAGCTTGGATTTACCGGAGTAACGCCAATCGCAACAGACGCAATTGCATTCCAGAAGTTTCCTTGTACAGGCAGGTTCTTGCTAGGTGGCAGATACGCAGAACTACCCTGTGACGGATCGTAATACACCTGCGCTCCAGCCGTGTATGGTAATGTGGCATCGTACCGTGTGCCGGTAAGATACGGAGCAACTTTCCGGAGGACTACAAACTTGGTTCCAAAATTGCTGAACCTAAGGACAAACAGTTCTTGGTTGAATGCTTGGTATGTCGTCGTAGAAGACAGGTCCAGTTCCGGCATATTCTCGACCGTAAAGTCGTCATGCGCGTAACGAGTGCTTTTGCGAGGATCAGCATTCCAGCTTCCAATTGCCTGTCCTTGTACAACAACAACCGGTTGTTGGTTGTTCACGAACTCAATCGTGCTGTTGCTGATGGGAGTCCATTGCGGAGTACACCACGGCATCTGAATTGTAATGCTTGTGATGTACGGATCCGTGGCATCATCAGCAGTCGTGTAGGTGAATTGGTACTGCTGCGCACCAGCATTTGTCAGGGAGCCATCCTCTTGAAGGATCCAAAACGGATTGATAATACTGACATTGCTCTGGCCAACTTTGTTCTGCTGCCAAGCGTTGTCTGTAAAGTCACGCAGATAGATTCGAGGAACATTGGTATCCAGCGTGATGACAACCGGAATCGTGTTCTCGGCATTCTGCTCGTACAGAGTGGCTCCGTTTTCCTGAAGCAGTTCGTTGCCGGCTTCCGTTAGAAGCTCGATTGGATCAGCAACCACATTGGTGATCGGCGTCCCCGGCCAGACCTGTACAACCTCTTGAATGTCCGGCCACTCCTCACGATCCCATATCATGCTTAACCGACGATTGGTAAAATCGCGGATAGCAGCAAACGATTTGTCGTTCAGCGTATTCCGGTCAAGACCGATAAGCTGGCAGGTTTCCGCCAAAAGTGCGCTGAACGGGACTGTCTTCATTTGCTAGCTGGAGTCCAACCGACATGAATTTCCTTGGTCCCGCCACTATTGACGCGGCATTCCGGATTGTCACGCAGAAATTCATCCATGAATGCTTTGCTATCCCAGCATCCATATCCAAGTTTTTGGCCCCAAAAGTGGTAAGCTGTTAGAGGAATCGTTGCAATCTTTTGGCCCAAGCCTTCAACTGACTTATGCCGCATTCTATTGAACTTTTCGTTCTGCTTTGCCTGAACTTGAGCTTCGAGCTTATTCCGCTCCCAGCCTTTGCGCAGTTCTTTTTCCAGTTGTCCGACAAGGTGTTCAGGAATGTTGATCATACTCGAGCCATGAAAATTGTGCCGGGAGGAGGGATTTGAGGAAGGCGCCCTTGCTCGTCGTAAATCCCGCTGAATGGGTTAATCTTGTCTGACGGCATGGCTGAACCGTTTGTACCTTCAGGCCCGCTGCTAGCGGGTTTTCTGTTGGCCAGAGCAACCAGATTAGCTGGAGCCTGCACACCGGTGTACCGCTGAATCAATTCAGGAATAACAGGAATAGGAAGTACGGTCATAAAAATGGGCCGGTACTCTCCCGGCTGTCACACCACTACGGCGACCGAGCACCCCCGGTCCGTGCGCGGCGGCATGGAGCCACCGGCAGGTGTCGCTTGTTTGTGTTGTGCCCCAGATTCAAGCGTTGTCAATTCTGACAGGCTTTACAAACTCTGCGCTTGCACAAATTGTCTCCGTCTCTCCGGAGTGTCACGCCACTTCCGGTGTGCGTTCACCACAACATCTCATCTCAGTTGCCGAGGAAGCTGTCTCTCCAGCTAGTCGCACCACTTTTGCCCCATAAGCTCGGCTTTACCCGTGAGTTCTGGCAGCACGCAGGTGTCGCGGAAGTCTACTAAGCGGAAGCGTAGTTGAACTTGCCAAGGCCCAGCGGGTTACCCACAACCAGACCAGCAACAGCTTCAACCAACCGGCCGGGGCCACCACCGTTGTCGGTGAGCGGAGTCACCTGAGCAACATTGCCACCGTAACGGACCTCGAGCAAGTTCATGTCGAGGACCAAACCACGGTAAGGCGTGGGAGTCCAAGTCAACGGAGAACCGGAAACCGTGCCGATGAAGGTCGTCGGGTGGAGACGAACCGTCCCGAAATCGCCTTGGAACACATCCAAAGACTGGATGTAAGTGTCCGCAGCGGCATCGCGTTGGAATGTCTGAATCTTCGTGGCGCCGGCAGCCAGAGGAGCCGCTTGCGTGCCCGCAACGGTCGTCAGGCTGGTCGTCCCAAGCAGACCGGTGAAGGCGCGTTTGAGATCCGTGCCAACGATGCAGTCGAAGCTGGTGAAGTGACCGGTCTGGTCATACACGCTCTTCAGCAACCCCTGCACAACCGAGTCAGTCAGGCTGGTGCCAAGAGCAGTGCCAGTCCCGATGATGGAAGTGGAAGGAGTCTGGAAGATGGAAGGAATCCCACCGGGAGTAGGAGTTCCACCACCACCAGTCGCAATCCATGTCTGAGCACCAGCGGTCCGGTAAGGGACTGTCTGATTACCCGTGTCCGCCTGAGCGGTCTGGTCGGAGGTCATCGTGACTTCCATGTCACGCTTGATGCCGGTAATCGCCTTAGCGACATTGTCTGCGAGTTCATCGCGGACACCAGCGACATCCGCAATGTCCTGCGTCAGCTTGGACACACGGACTGCGCGGCGGAAGATCTGCGCGTAGTTGGCCAACTCAGCACGGTAGTTGACGACATAGTTGTCAACGCCGGTGACGAGGTTTACATCCACACCGTCCGGAGTGCCTCCAACTTGAGGAGCCGGCAAGCTGTCGGACTGCCAACGGAAATACATATTCCCGGGCTTGCTGCCCTTCTTCGCCATGCTGGTGAAGGGCGTGTCCTTGGCATCAACCAAGGCGATCATGTCCATAAGATCCTCGCGTTTGCCGCGACCGGAGAGATTGGGTTCGAGTAGAGTAGCCATAGGGCAAAAAGAATTACTGCGGTTGTTGTTGAGGGCTAAACAAAGCCCATGTTTTTGACCAAATTACTGAGTCCGTCACGATCTCCGCCGCTTCTGGCGAACTGTTGTTTCGCTTTCTGCGTGGATTGCTGATGAGCGTTGGAAGGCGGAGCTTGAGTCACCCCGGGCTGTGGAGGGGCTTTTTTAATCGGTGTCTGCGTTGTCTTTTTGGATTTCAGGTCCGTGTAGGCCTTGAGACCCAAAACTACAATGCCGGCAATGTGCTTAAAATCTGCTCTGCGCTTCTTGATTTCCGGAAACTCGCGCAAGATCTGCTGGGCTGCTTGATACTCCTCTGTTTCGGGCTTTGCCCACCAAGGGAAGTCTTGAGTGATGCCTTGATCCATCTGTGTCTGCTTTTGCAGGTAGTTGTATCTGGCAGGCAACTCAATTTCTTTCACCCTGATGGCTCGCATCTTGATGTCGAGAATGTCCTCGTCAGACAGATCAACACCGTTAAGTGTCGCTCCGTTTCGATTCTGCTCGCACCAAAGAATGGCGTTTACTGCCTTATTGTATTCCTCGTTTACCTGTTCAAAGGTATTCAAGGCTTCAATAGAATCAGAGACTTCTGGTTCGGATTGAGGCGCAACCTGCTTTGCAGCAAGTAGCTCTTTTTCCATTTCAGCCAAGCGTTGCTTTTGCGATTCCAGTTCAGCTTGAGCGGCTTTCTTCGCAGCAACCAACTTGTTGATGCGCTTCTGTACGCCCCTGCTTAAATTTCCCTCATCGCTTTCGTGACTTTCAGGTTCCTCGGTGCTGTCTTCGTCTTTTTCAGACACAACAGCATCTGTAACCTGCTCCTGTGTGGCCGGAGCGTCCCCTTGCTCGTCAAGGAAGTTGGATTTCAGAAGGGCACTCAAGTCCCTCTCATCCAAAAGGCCGAGCTTTTCAACAACGGGAGTTTCTGCTGCCTCCTGACCCCCGGAGTCAGGCTGTACTTCATTTTCAATCATGCTTTTAAGGTAGCAAGTTCCTTTATTTCATTCCAGAAACGCTGGGATGCCCGTTGTTGGCGTTATGCCAAATCTTTTTCGTCTGTCAAGCCGTTAAGTTTTAATGCTTCAGATCTTAGTGTTAAAAGTGTTGAATAAACCAAGTTCACTCCATCGGCCTGTCCGCAAGCGTGGACTCGATCCTCGCCTTTCACATTATTGCTGATGGCAGCAATCCACAGGCTTTCCTGCATCTGCTGGATGGTTTCAATAACCTGATCCCAGACATGGTTTTTTCCGCCAAAACCAAATGCAAGTCGTTCTTTTTCAGTCATTATTGTGGTTGTTGTTGAATTGGTGTAACTCCGATTCTTCCAATCTGAGCGTTTTGCTTTTGCATCACACTCATCTGTAGACTCTTGATGTAGTTCTGGAACAACTGCTGGAAAATGGGATCCTGTTGCAAGGCGGCCTGTGCCTTGGGATTACTCTGCATTACCTGCTCCGTGTACTGCAGCTTGGCCTGTGCAGTCGGATCGTTCTCCTGATAAGTGGCTTCGTTCCCCAGCAGCATCATTCCGATGTCTGTCTGAACATCTTTGAACAGTTTTTGTGAAGCCTGCTGTTCGGTCATCACAAGTTCTGCAGCCATTTCAGGAGCAATCGCCTGAATCATCATCTCGGTAAGACGATTGGAGTTCAGCACCCCGCCTGAATCCATCATCTTGATAGCCTTCAGGTACTCAATCTTTTGAGCGATGTATTCCTTGTCCAGATTCATCACATCAAACCTGATGTTGAAATCGAATTCGTTGTGAATCTCAGACAAGTTTTGCGGCAACTGACCACCTGTGATGCGCTGGATCTCCTCAGGAGTCATGTACTGGCAGCACAGGGCAAACATCTGTCTGAAGACAGATCTCCAAGACAACAACCATGTGTTCACCAAAGCCTGCTGCAGCATCTGCGTTACCTGCGGAGGCACAAGTGCGTTGGTTGTGCCAAAGTAGGAAGCGTGTTGCTGTTCCACTCGCTGGATCAGGTCGAACGCAATGGTTGGCGGCCGCGCCGGCGGATCCATGAAGGTGTAGTCGTTAGCGTTGGTGACCGGAAGCTGTACGCCCGGGCCAACCTTGTTCATGGCGCCGATCCGCTTCACAACGCGAATAGGAGGTAGCGTCGAAAATGCGGTGCTGTCTCGAATCGAATCGTGCTGGGCCTTGATCTCGTCTTGATCCGTGGTTGCCAGTTCCGGAATGCCACGGGTGTCTGTGATTGCCCTGCGAATCTGTTCGCGGCGAAACTCAACGAAGGGATACTCGCCATGCGCGTAATCCAACCGTTCGTGAATTGCCCAAGAGGAGCTGTCTTCGGTGCGGTTAGAAGCTGCCTGCGGACAAATTACCGTGTAGTAGATTGCCGGTGCGTTGCCATCCAAGCTTTTCGTGTAGCAGTACACGATTTCCACCATGTTTTGGTAGTTTACACCGTTGTAAACCATCATGGTCGTCGTCGGGAGCAGGTTAATGTTGTAGTAGCTGCTCGATTTGCCCAACTGCTGCAACGCCCGTTCAACCCAGTCTGGATTCCAGCCTTCAGTCGTGATTTTTTCACGCAACTCGACCTCAGACATCCAAGTTCTACGGAAAATTACCCGAGACCGTTGCAAATCCGCAGTCTCTGGAGGGAAGATGATCTCATCCCACGGCTTTAAAGCTACGATCTCGGGTAAGTTTTTGCTGACATACTCCTCATCTCGAGTTGTCTCACCTGTCTCAGCCAGTTCCCGGATCATCCGCTTGGCATCCGACTTACTCAAGTTGGGAATGACAGCTTGGAACACTCCGATAGCCTCATCGGACTGATCCATGATCATCTGGGGCAGTTGTGCGAGCGTTTCGCTGCCAGATACCTGCGCCATTTGCAGGATTTCCTGCATATACACTGGTTGTTTCCGGACGCTGATGTTCTGTTGCCAGCCTACAAAGAAGGCACTCCAGCCGTACTGAAGAGCATACTGGGCGCCCAAAGTGGCTTCCTTGTACAACTGCTGCGGCATCTTGCAGTCGCGGATCCAACGCAATAGTGTAGTGGCAACCTGAGACTGCTCCACATGGGTCATGTTCACCCCGTCAGCACGAATCTCAGATTTCTGGAAGGCTGCAACCAGCAAAGAGGTCAGCTCGTTACAGGTAGCGTCGATCAGCCTTGCTCGAACATCGCTGGCACCTTCAAAAGGCCACGCCGGTTCTCCGTTCGGACGGTTTTCGGAATGCTTCTTCCCGTCGTCTGTCTGACCGGGCCAACGACAAAACCGAATGTTATCGAACTTCGTAACCAAATTCCCCTGAGAGGAATTGATCATCGCACGATTGTATTCACTCAAAAGCTCGCCAACATGAGGCTCCTTCGAGGCAATCGCTAAAACATCGGTGTTGTAGTCGAGCATAATGTATAGAAATCTTGAGTGCTAATAACTGCCGCACTTTGATAGTCTATCCCATTGATTTTTCCATATGGGATTATTGGTGTGCATCGGGTGCATCGCTACAAGGTAACCCAAGGCATCAATTGGATCTTTGGATGCACCCTTTTGACCATCTTGTCCAGTCCATTCGCGCAAAGACCAAATCAAATTCTTGCAACTTTCATGCACCATTAAGCGTGGATGATTTGATTTAATATCTAGTGGAAGATCTCTGTCAAAGCACAGCAGATCATTGATGATCATCACTCGTTCCTCAACAGGGACACCGGCAGCCGGGATGAAATACAAAGGGTTGTCTGAATCGTGCAGCATATCCAGCAGCGTGATTCCGCCTTCCTTGCTGATGGTTTCGGTGCCGGCCGACCTTGGGTCGATGTAGCGTTCTGCAATCTCCTCCGATTTGTCTTTGTCTGTCTCGAGCGACCAAATGAGGTTGGTGTACTCGTTGATTCCCCTGCCTGCACCTGCTCTCTGTGCCGGCCCGGGTTTTCCATCTGCCTTCTCGGAAGGTAGTGCCCATTCACCGTAGCTTGGGTCTGGCCATTCACGGTAGATCCAGACAGTACCGTACTCGTCCACTCTGGCCCAGAGCATGAACCAGTTTCGGGCGCCGGCCGGATCTGCTACCATGTAGTTTGTGCCAGACGGACAGAGTTCGGTGACGGGCTGCGAGAAGATGTTCTGTTCTCCGAACATTGGAAACTGGGATCCTGCTGTCTGATCCGCCCAGCCATAGGCGCGAATCTTGATATCATGTGAGCTACGCCCCTTGAGCGTCTGCTTCATCCGGTCCCAGTTGTTGTACGGATTCAGCTTCGAGTGGAACCAAATGCAGCCGTGCTTCCCGTAGATCCCTTCCGCCATGTAGGGCATATTCCCCTTGGGCACACTCAAGACATTGTTTTCCGGCAAAAGCTCGGATTCCTTCCAGTCGGTAATCTTGGCAGTCGTGATGAACTCCTTTACGACTTGCGTGTAGCCAAGAATCGGCGTGAAGGTGACGATCAGTTTCCCGTTTCGCGTGACCAACCGGTAGCGAAGTGTCTCCAGCCAATCTTGAGGCACCAACTCATCGCACCAGACAACATCCACCTCACCACCTTCCACAACCTTGATGTCCTGTGCGTAGTTCAGGAACCAGATCTGGTTCTTCATGTACACGGCCGTGTTGTCTGAAAAGCCATTCTTCTGTGTCCATGCCACCTGAATCTGAGCACTTCGTCTGGCTTCCTTCAACTCCCTCGGAAGATACTTGTGGAACACATTCTGTTGCATCGAGACGCTCGTCATGTGCGTGGTGTGGAGACACCAAATGTTTAGGCCACGCTTTGCAGATCGTTCCTTCAGCCAAGCCGGCATCGTCCCAGCCAAGTCCATTCCCACAAAAGCCTGAGCCACCCTTTTCGCTGCGTATTCTGTCTTTCCAGCCCGGTTCCCACCAAGGATCAAAATCTCGTTCTTAGTGTCCAGAATCCTGTCAGCATCCGGCCAAGCCGTCAGCTCGTTCCCGTACCGGTAGGGATCTTCCTGCTCTGCTCGAATCCTCTGCTCCCTTGCCAAGAACATCCGCATCACCTCCTGCGGACCAACATTCTCAATCATCCGGAGCCTTTGCTCCTCGTTCGGACACGGAATGATTGGATGGTCAACCATCGGAAACTTGAGCAACTTCTGCACAAGCTTCTCTTTTTGGCTCTCGGACAACGAATTTTGTTCTGTTGGAGTTGACATCTTTGGGGATTCTGGCATTTTTACTGGTGCAGGCCAAAATAGCCTGCCGCGTACCTACTGGCCAACCTGAAACATTGGAGCCACTAGCGAAGACATGGTTCCGGGTGTACCTCCTGACCCGGATTAAAAATCACAGGCTTCATGCTTGTGAGTACTACACAGTCGCCCGCGACAGAGGCAATGCTAGGCTGATCGGGTAGCCATGGGCTGAGACTGTGGATGCGATGCGATAGGGCGACTTTTATACGGAAGTCTTCGCTTTGTGAGTACACCCCCAACACTTAAGCGGCTAACGCTGAGTCTTGGGGGTACTCTGCTCAGGCTCCAAAGCTCCTATTACCGGAAGTACTTACGCTACTGAAGCTGCTGTGGCTATCATGCCGGCCTTACCAAGCACAAGACGGTTGTTAACCACCAAGATCATCTGGCCAACCTTAAGGCTGCGGCCTTTCTCTCCGCAAAACACTCGGCCGCAAATATCGGTGTCCACAAACCTTGGGTTCGGGTATCTGCGAATCACCTTCGCAACTGTTGGTGCTCCATCATTCCCCTTCACCACCGTCACAGGCTGGCTGCCTGCTTCCACCTGCAGCTCCTCTCCCTGCTGCTTGTGCTCCACCAAGCTTGGATCCACCACATCCACAGCTTCACCCAAAAAGCCCTTCCGAAAGACAACCTTGAAACCAAAGCGGTTTCTCCTTCGCACGAAATCGGTACCTTCTTTGTACCTTTCTAGCGAATATTTTGTTCCATCCCTTTCTTTCACCAATTTCTCGCTAACAGTAAATACATCTCCCATATGTGTTCAAAAACCTTACACATTCCTACGCCGCTCACAAGCAAGAAACAAAGGCGCCCAGAATTCACAAGAATTCCAGCACATTTTGCTGACAACTTTCGCCCTCTCGCCAGAGAAAACTAAGCTGCCAACACCATGTGGAGCATATGCTCACGCCTTTCGTTTCCACGCCCGGGGAAACTGTAGCGCATCAGGTCGCTTGTGGCATCAAAAAAAATCCAGATGGGGGGATGCCTAGGCCTAGAACTTGCCCGGCTTTTTTCGGTCCCCCCCACCCCTACTAAGCCGATCGCTTTAGTCGGGATTGCGCTTTTCCAGAGTAAGCCAGAGCCGAAGTCCAGCGCATCAGGTTGTCTTTGGCTGTCAGACAGGGAAAGCTAGCCTTTGCCAGCGTGGAAGGGCTGTCTGAGGCTGTCTGCAGGTGAGCAGGGGAAGGGCTGCAGGGAAACGGAGGCTGTCTTGGCGTGGTATTGCATAGGACGAGAGGCTAGGGAGGGGAACGCATCCACCAGAGCATCCCCTTGAGCATTGCCAAGCATCCACCGAAGGTCATTCACCGGAGCTTCCCTTGAGCATCCCCTTGGCTGTCTGCAGCCGCTTGTCTTTGCCAGCGTCAACGGCGCCTTGCCTCATGCCGGGTGCGGACCGTTTCACTCGGATGCACCCAAAAAGCCCAGGCTGTCGTGTCCGCTTTTATGCCAGGGATTGTTCGGACAAAAGATGTGAAGAAAAGCTTGCAAGCTTTCCTCTCTGTCTTCATTCTGGAGCCTCAGTCTTCTCTCTCACGGTGAGAGCGGGGACTGAACCTTAAACGAAACAAAGAAAGACACTTAGTATGTACAACCGAAACGAAAACCTATCCGGAGCAGAAGCCAGAGCTTTCCTTCGCAATTGGCTGCGCGAAAACGGTGTAGCTTCCAAGGTTGCAGACAGCCTCACCATGGCTGAACTCAATGAGGCATGGACGGACCAGAGCAATCAGGCTCTGGCGTCCCTGAAAGACAGGAAGGAAAGCGCTGCAGTTAAGCCCGTTGCGTCCATCCCTGCTGCAGGAAATGAGGCTGCAGCCTCTCTGATGCTTCAGGCTTTGTCCTTGGTGCAAACCAAGGCCAGCTTGGACGAAGACAGGGTTCTTGAATTGATCAAGGAACACTCGCAACCGAAAGAGGTAAGGCACTCTTTTGTTCTGAAGGACGGTGAACAGGCCAAAACGACAGGACGCCGTGAGCACGCCTTCTTCCCCTTGATCGTCGCTTGCCTTCAGGCTGGCGTGCATACTTGGCTGGTGGGACCAGCAGGCTCTGGAAAGACAAGCGTGGTGGGGGCTGCAGCGTCTCTGCTGGGCAGGGAACATCGGGCTGTCTCCGTTTGTGCGCAGACAACCAAAACGGATTTGCTGGGCTTCATCGATGCAAACGGCGTCTACCGTTCCACCGCTTTCAGGGAAGCCTTTGAACAGGGGATGGTTTTCCTTCTGGACGAGGCAGACAACGGAAATCCGAATGTGCTCGCTGTCCTGAATGCAGCCCTTGCTAATGGGGAGATGACCTTTCCGGATCGTACCGTCAAAAGAGGGGACGGTTTCGTTTGCGTGGCTTGTGCTAACACTTGGGGAACAGGTGCATCCGGTGGATATGTGGGACGCAATCAGATTGATGCGGCGACCTTGGATCGTTTCTTCTTCCTTGAGCTTCCCTTGGATGAAGGGCTGGAAGCTTCCTTCTTGGGCTTCTCTGATATTCCTTCTCCGGAATTTGACTTGCAGGAAGGTGCAATCCCTTCAGCTAGGGCTTGGCTCGAGTGTGTCAGGTTGGCAAGGCGCAACGCGGAGAAATACAGCCTGAAAGTAATGATCGGAACCCGTGCGGTAATTATGGGTGAAGCCCTTGCAAAATTAGGCGTGGGGCTGTCTTGGCTGCACAAAGGGCTTCTGTTCAAATCCTTGGAAAAGACAAGCCAAGGCAAGCTTCTGCAACAGGACTAAGCTTCAACCTAAGGAACCAAGAACATGGAAAAGCATATCAAACTAAGCTTCCAGAGCCTGACAGAGCTTTTTGCCTACACCCAAAAGGTGCATGGAAACGAAAAAGCTTCCGAACGGATTAAGGAAAGCGACTTCAATTGCTTCCAAAATTGGCAAACCTGCAGGGCTGCAGCCCTGACAGGCTGGCCAGAAGGGCTGGCAAAGGTGAAGGCTCTGTCTGAAGCCCTTCTCCAAAAGGTGGGTTCAGGGATGCTCAAGGAAACCTACGCCCCGTGTGAGACAGGTTTGTTCTTCGATGTAGGGCTTGTCCTTTCCGGTGAGCCTGAAGCTTGGCTCGAGGTAAGCCAGACAGAAGAGACAGCCAAAGGGACCAAGCTTGTGACGATCGGTTTAAACTGCACCGTCTCTTGCGTAATTGAGGCGAAGGTCATTCGACAAAGGGGAGCGGCTGTCCTTGCCCTAGTGCAATTGCTGGAACAGGCTGGAAGATCCGTTTGTGTGAAGGTTGGAATCGGCGTGGATGGAAAGGGAGGAAACAAGGACTACAGCCTCGAGGCTTCGCTTACCCTGAAGGGTTTTGGGGAAGCTCTGGACGCCGACAAATTGGCCTTCTGGCTTGTGTCTGAAGACGCCTTCAGGCGCTGCTTTTTTAGGGTGATGGAGGCTTCTCCTATCTGGGAAGGGCTTGGAGCCAAGGCAGGGCTTGGATACGGTAGCGTCAAGGATAGCTGGCTTCCGGAAGGCACGGATATAGGTCTAGGAGGCTTGCGATATGGGGGCGGAGATGACTGGACCGAATCCAAGACGGAAGCATGGATTAAAGGCCAGCTACAAGCCCAAGGCGTGACGATCGCTGAATAGGAAGGAACGGAAGGCGAGAAGCTCCCCTGCAAAGGGGGGGCTTTTCCCTTCCCTTCCTACCGTGAAGGGATTCAACCCAACCCAACCCAAAACATGAGAACCCGTTGCACCGTCCTTGTCCTGTCCTTCCTTTTGTTCGGCTTTGATGCCTTGGCCTTGGCCTTCCACGCTGGCAAGCCAGAAGCAGCCTTATACGGCCTTATGGCGTCCCTTGCTGCTGGCCTGTTCATGGCCGCCGCACTAGCCTTTTCCCCAAGGCCTTAAGCGTCCGAGACTGGACGCCTTCCGGTTGCACCCGATCCGGCCTTCTATGGCTGGACGGTGCTTCCGGCCTTTGCTGCAAAGCTTTTAAGCTCAAAGGGCTTCCCAGTTTGCCCGTGCAAAGCCAAGGTTTAGTGACACTTACAACAAATCCACCGTCTACTATAGATACTACCGAAAAAAGATTGCACTTTTTCCTTGCAATAAAAGGTGACAATCCCTAGTAATAGGGACGGGCCGAAAAATTTTCGGATCCGAAACTACAAACCAAAAATGAGAACTGAAACATCGCTCACGCTCCGTCTCGGAGATGACATCGGCACAATCGTCAAAACCGGATCCGTCTGGGTCTGGACCATCATGGGGCAGTCCGGCACCTCAGAAAGTTTAGAGGATGCGACTGACAGCATCATTGATGAATGGAACATCCAACACGACAACGACTAGAACTTACCAAAAATTTTCGACATGAAAAATCACAACATATTTAGCGATATGCCCGAGCCTGAAGGCGCAAACGAAATTGCACTTTCCGTTCTTCTGGCGGCGGCCGCCAGAAAGTTTTCGGCCGGTAAGTTGGTCTGCACTGCGCTGGCAAAAGACACTTTTTCAAACGGTTTCCTGACCAAGTGTTTCTGCCAACATATCACCGGGGACTGGGGTGCGCTGGATGAAGAAGACATTCAGACAAACGAGGCAGCCCTCAAAAACGGAAACCGGTTGCTCTCCAATTATGTTCACCCAGAGACAAGGGAACGACTCTGGGTAATTACGGAACACGACCGCAGCGTGACTACCATGCTTCTTCCCATGGAGTATTAGCGGGAAGGCTGCCGCTTGCCGGTCGCTTTATGGGCGGCCGGCATCGGGCAGCAATCACGCTGCAGACAACACATAAAAATCCTATGTCTGACAACTACACCAAGACAAAACTGAAAGCCCTCGTTGACCGTCTCAACGAACTCACCGGAAGCCCGATGCAAACCTATGCGCCCCCGAATGGGCAGGGCACCCATGTCCCGCAGGTGGGAAACTGGCACATCTCCCAAGCATACGGTGGGTACTGCGTGGCTCGGATTGTGACCGAAAGCGGTGGATGCTCGCAGCCGATTTGGGAAGGTCATGTCCCGGCACGGTTGGCCTGTCTTCAGACAATCGCTTTCCTGAAGGGTCTCGAGTTCCGAAAGTAGATCGGTTCTGTCGGTTCGTTTAAGGCAAAAGCCCGCTCCTGTTGGTTGCAGGGGCGGGCCTTCTTCTGTCTGACTAGAGCTTGATCCCGCCAACCGTGGCGCAATGCGCGTCAAAAGCTTCTACAATCTCCTGTCTGATGTCTTCAGGGCAGCCCATTAACCGAACCTCGCGCCAATCCTCGTTCGGATGCTTTTCTCCGATATGGGTGTTCAAAATCTGGTTGTTCGGAAGGCGCCCAATGCGATGCACCACGCACCCAGTGTCTGCGTACACCTGAGCGATGTAATCGTTTTTGTCGTAGACAATCTTCATAGGGCGACCATGACTCGTTGGCTGCGGCCGGACCGTCCGGGTCTGCGCTCGCCGGTGTCTGAGACAAATCCCTTCCGGATCAAAGCTGAGAACCTTGCCGTGATAGAGGAATATGGGAACTGCGGAAACATCCACAGAATATCATCGGCAATGGCGCCCCTGCTCCCAAAATTTTCGATGGCCGCAAGTACCATCGCTTCAAGCCGTGTGGTGTCTACGGATTCGGCCGCATCCTTGCTGGTGTCTGGATTGTCTTTCCTCGCGAGCTTATGGGCGGGAGTTCCAAAACTTTTCGAGTACTCAAAATTCCACTCAAATTGTTCTGCTTCGTGTTTCATATATCTATGGTTTTTGGTTTGTCTGTCATTGCTGAAAGAAATTGGGACTGCAAATCATTGGTGTGAATGTGCAGGTTCATGGTGTTGTTCACCTCTGGTGTCTTTTCCTTGTCCATGGCCAGCAGAATTTCCATCGACTTGGCCAAAGCCAGCGTGGCATCTCGGGCTTCCATCTCTGGCAACAGTTCGGAGATCCGGTCCACGCTATGCTCGGCCGCGTGTTGGAGCTTCTGTCTGATGTTCACCTTGAACATGGCGTTGGCGAACTGTGTGTCTGTGTCCAACGCCCGCAACTTCACATCACCGACAACGGTCTTCGACAGCTTCAGCTTCTCCGCAATCGCAACGATGGTCATCCCGGATGTGTACATCTCGAGGATCTGCTTCCGTGTCTCTTCAGACACGCTGGCCCAGTTGCCCTTGCCGTCAATTTTTTCGATCTGGACACCCATGACATGGTCTTCGATGCGCACTCCGGAAAGGCCGGCCAGTTGTCTGGCTCGAGTTTCGGCCGACTTGTAGACTCGTTTTTTAGCGGGCTTTTTCACGGCTGGAAGATTTTTTGGGTTTCTCAGGTTCGGTTTTATTTGCGCCCATCCTGTCTTTGAATGCAAGCGAGGCTAGTCCCCTGCGCCTTTCCCATTGCAAAAGTGCCTGCATCATCGACTTCATGTTCACGCCTAAACTCGGCATATACACCGTCCCGTTTGCAGGCTGGAGATCCTGCATATCCATAGTTCTCTGTGCTGCGTTTCTCATGTGAGTGCCTCCCGTGCTTTGCTGCGTAAAAATTCAACTCGAGTCGTGGAGTCTCCGGAGGCAGGCAAAGCGCCTGCGGCTATCTGCCACAAAGCTTCCCGCAATTTTTTGTTTTCTGTCTGCTCGTATTCCAATGTCTCACGAAGCAACAGAATTTCGGCGGCCGCAGCTTCAAGGCCAGCGGACATTTTTTCGACGATGCTACTCATTTTTGCAATTTCGATATCGTGTTCACAACCTCCATGATCAATTCCTGTTCCAAAGCAATACTCACAATCCTTACTACTCATTGTGATTCCTCCCATCTACCGAGGAATCCTCGGTAGTTGCCTGCCATTTGCCTAGCGTTTTAAGAAAAGCCTCTGCCCGTTGACGGGCTGTTGCGCAAAAGAAATCTGGGTCATCTGAGCAATCCACGCCGGTTATCAGCGCCAACTTGTTTGCGTAAAAATGGCTGAATTTTGGCAAAATAACCTTCTCAGCCTCATGCATTGCGTTTAGGTCTTTTGTCCATATTGCCGTGCGAAGACAAACATGGTCCACTTCATTTCTGGCAGGAGGTAATCCCATGACTCCTGTAATTGGATCAGACACAACACCCTGCCATCCCAAGTGAATCGCTATTGCTTTGTTGATCTCTTCGTCAGTCATTTCGCGCCCCCTTTCTGTCTGTCTTCGAGCTGTTTCAGACAGGACTTGGCCGCCTCGTAGTTGAACTCGGATCCCTGCGGGGACTCGAGCAACTCGAGCAGCATCTTGGAAACCTTGATAGCCATTTCGCGCTCGGCCAGTAAGCGATCCCGGATGAACAGAAGCTGGCTGTAGTCTTGTCTGATCCGGGCAAGCTGGTGTTCCAGCTCCGGCATCATCACATCGCATGAAAGACAGTTCATGTTATTCTTCCTCCTCTTCGGTGCGTTCGTTCAGACAGTTCTCGCACAGGCAGTCTTCGTGTTTTTCGATAGTCACCGTAAAGGTGACACCGTCAAACTCTCCTCCGTTCACGCGCATCTGGAACTGTGCCGTGTTGAGTCCGTATTTTGCCAGCAACTGGCAAAGTAGTCTTGCTGCCTTGGTGGCTTTTTCTTCGTCTGTCTTACTTGGTGTTTTCATGCAGTTGGTTAAAAAGTGTTACAAAAGCTTTTTCCGCGCAGGCAGGCACCACGCCATTGCCCAAAAGTCGCAGTTCGTCAGTTCGTGAATCAGTCATCGATACTATTTGGCCCAGCACATGGACAGTCTGCGTAGTGCCCTCCGCATTTCCAGCAGATGACATCATCGCAGCATGGGCAGGGTTCGCAATCGGCCGCGTACACGATACCATCGTCCAGCCCACCGGCAGTCCCATCAGCGTCTCCACCCAACGCGGGTTCAATCTCATGCTGGTTGTCTCCAGTTGGTTCGGCAGCGTGTCCATCGGATTGCCCTTCCGCTCCTGCGCCCCCTTGCCCCTCGGCCCCTGTGTGTCCCGTGTTGCTGGTGTTGCCCATGCCTTCACCTGCGCAGTCAGCGGCATTGTTGTTACATCTCCGTTCGCTTTTTGCGACCAAGTTCGCGCAGGCATAAGCTTCGATCTCCGCATAAGCGACTGTGCGCAGAGTTGGGATAGCTCTGCGTAATCCGAGATCAATGCCTCCGTAGCCGGCACAAAGGCTGATGTGTGTAACTGTTTGGGGAGTATCCACATTAGTTTGGTAAAAAGCTTGCTGTCTTGCCGTGGAAGCGGAGCGTTGTCTGAACTCCGCACGGACCGTTGCGCTGATACGGGATCGAGATTGTCCGCAGTTCAGATCCTTCCTGCTCATCGAGCTTGATAGCCATGATACAGGTCGCATCCTGCTGGATGGCGCGGCTTTCGCGGGCCTTACCCTGCTCATTGAGTTGAGTGATCGAGATCACCAGACAACCCAACTCCAACCCAAGCAACCGCAGGGAACGGGACACCTCCGCAACCTCACGCTCCCTAGTTCCCTCGCGCCCCAGATCGCAGCGGACCAACTGGATGTAATCCACCATCAGCACCTTCAGGCCGGTAGGACTTTTTGCCATCGCTCGAGCCGTTGCGGCGATGCTGGCAATGTCGTACAGGTCGTCCCTGACAACGATGTTGCTGTTGTGAATCTTGGTAACTGCACGGTGAACACCGTCAATGTCGTGCTGCGTCTTCACGCCTTCAGCCAGCGTGCGGAGGCTGACGCTGCCAAGTCGAGCGACGATGCGGTCGATTATCTGACTCGCCGGCATCTCAAGGCTAATGATTAGAATCCCTTTTCCCATGTTGTTTGTATTTTCGTGTAGAATTGTGGGACTTGTGCCCGTCAAACCGTCTGACGAGCAGGTCCACTACTATCTCATCGGTCGATTGATTGATTGGCTTTAGCGATTCTTTTTCAATCGCTTCATGGCACTCTTCCCTGCTACCCACAAGCAGCACCTCCTGCACAATTTTTGGTCGTGGGAGGTGCCGGATGTGGTCAGCTACCGTCGTTCGCCGGATGGCTACGAATTTCCCCATTGTCTCAGACCAAGAATCCGATGTTTCAACGGTCCGGGCCAAAAGTCTTTGCTCTGGCACTCGGCAAAGTAGTCGATGTGGTCTTCGATCTTCTCCTGCGCGGCTTCCATTGCGTCTGAACCCAGTAAGACAAACTGTGCGAAGTGCGGCAACTCGGTGTCTACCACCAGAAACCAGAAGTCCACATCGGTGCCCCAGATTTGCTTCAGACCGTAGGCGTACCACGCCGCTTGAACATCGTATCCGAAACTCCAGAACTTCCGGTCGAACGCATAGAAATCTGAAGTTGTCTTCAGATCAACGATGACAGGCTTCCCGTTGATGTTGCCAATGATGTCTGGGCGCCCTTTGCATTGCACGCCGCTCCGCTCCCAGAACATCGAGGCTTCGACATGGTCGATCTTCACATCCTGCAAGAGCACCTTTGCAGACATAGAGGCACCACAGATACGCAGGTACTCCTCGTTCGTGATGATCTCCTTGCCAATGTTGTTTTCGCAGAACGCGGCCCATTCCTCCTTGCCCGCTTTGGTTCTACGGTCTACTTCCGGCCCAACCGCAAAGTCAATTTTGTCTTCCAAGACAAAAGAGTGAATCAGCGTCCCAAGCACGGCTTCCCTGTTGGGCTTCCATGGTTGCATCTTCCGGAATTTGTACTGCGCTGGTGACTGCATGAAGTTGTCGAACTCATGCTTGGATAGACCGTCATTCAGACGGTAAACTTCCATTGGGATTCCTTCGCGTAAGTCTGTGATCATAGGTTGGTTAGCTCTGCTATTTTCTTGTGTAGGTCTTCAATGCTGCCATCGTTGACTACTTCGTAGTCGGCAACAATCTGGCTTTGGTTTAGCTCTGATTCGTGTTCGTCCGCAATTTGTCCGGGCCTGACAATGCGAACGATGATTCCGTATCTGCTGCGCACATAGTCAGCTTCATTTTGAAAACGAACATCTGTGAACACAAACGGTTCCTTAAGTCGTTCGCGCACAATTTGTTTGTTCAGGCATTGAATCCAAAAACGAGCGTTGTAGCGTCTGGCAGCCATCCCAAGCTCTTGCAGCAACTTTCTGCCGTCTTCGTCCTTCTCTCCGTCCCATCCAAAGTAGAAGGCCAAGCTCTTCAGTTCATCTGCAAAAGCCAGCCTGCGATAGCCCAGCTTTACCAGTCCTCTGGCTGCGGTGTCTTTTCCGGAGCCAGCCAATCCAATTAGTCCTATGCTTTTCATTCGGTTGCGGTAGGTGTTTCAGCGTTTATTTCGAGTCCAAGGCAACCCAGCACCATGCCGGATTTGTCTCTGACCAGCTTTGCGGGACTCAGCAGGTCTCGCCGCAATGGGAAGGCTTGTCTGACGAGTGCCGGAACAATGAACATGGTTCCCGGTTCCTTGGGCGGAACCCCGGTGACACCATTGATGATGGTCTCCAGAATTGGAATACCTTCAATCTGTGCTGTCTGGATTGTCTGAGCGTTCAGACGAGCCACGCTGCCGGATGGCATGATTGGGTCCATGCCACCAACTTTGATTGGATACGGAGTGAGGTTAACAAATGTGATCTTCATTCTGAGATGAGGTTGGCGATGATATTGAGTGCTAGCATTGTCTTTCCACTTTTGGTTTCTCCGCCTATGACCAGAAAGTCCCCCAAGCGGATCGGGGTGATGTTATCAATTCTCTCATAACCTGTCTTGATGCGTTGTGTCGAGTCGTCACCGGACCGATAGCGATCCATGGCATCGAGCAAGAGCTTCTTGGTGTCCGCAACCTGCGGAGGCATCAGCTCGGTCTGAATGCCGTCCACCTTCATGGCAATCTCATTCACCAGTTCCGGTGTCTGAATGTCCACGGCTGCGATCTTGGCCAAGCCCTGCTGCATGACCAACATCAACGCCCTGCGCTTTGCCGCATTCTTCACAACATCAAGCAGATCCGGAAGGCAACCTTCCAGAGGCAGCAGCGTGTAGAGTTCGGTCAACTGGTAGAACTGAATCTCGGGAAGACGCTCGCGCAGTTTCTCGAACAACACGCGGACATCGCAACTCGCGTTCCGGGATGTCTGATCCAGAATGGTCTCGACGATAGCCCGGGAAGTTGGGTCGAAGATGTCTGCCGTGCTGAACTTCTTCTCCGTAATTTTGTTCAGTAGCGTGGTCGGATGGTTGAGCGCAATGGAGGCAATCCCGCGTTCACTCTCGATGGCTTTGGGGATCTCCATTACCAGCTTGCCTCCTGTGTTGCGGAGTTCAGCAGGCTGCCTGCCTCACGCTTTTTGGCAACTGAAGCAGAGAGTGCTTTCTGCTGCAGAAAGGCCAGCGATTCAGCGGCACGGTTGAGCCAACTGTTGATGTAGTTTTTCATCCCCTTTCTGGACCGTGTCTTGTGCGGGTTGGCATCGAGCCACATCTTGGCTTTCTGCAGCTCGCGCCGCAAAAACCAGTCCTGATGCAATTTCAGGAGGTCGTGAACGAATGACGGGTCCGGCGTGTACGGTCCCTGCTTGGTGCGGAACTCGATTTCGCAAAGGTCGCGGGAATCCTGCAGGGCATTCAGTTCGGCTTCACGCTCGAGTTCGAGCAGTTCCAAATCTGGTTTCCCTTTCCTCTTCCCCTCCTTCCCCCCTTCTTCCCCCTTGCATCCCCCTTCTTCCCCTCCTACCTCCCCTTCTTCTATCCCTTCCGCAACATCTGCGCGCTGCATTTCCATGGCCACAATCATGTCACCAACGGACGGGTAGCGCTTGCCTGACGGCTTGAGATCTTCCTTTTTAATCTCATCGCCGAAACAATCCACCAGCCCGCTGGCCGCCGGAATGGCAGGTTCTGATGCCACTTGTGGTGTGACAGGGGTCACCGGAGCAGAAGGCATGGAAATGACCGTAGAATCGAGCATGGGGATGTTTACCTCCATGACGGTTCCGGACGGGTGCGTGACTTTGATGACAATGTTCATGCTAGTGGTTTGGCTTCTTGTCGATGCGAAGGGTTGCTTCGGCCTCTGTATAGCCGCAGGTGATCAGTCCCTTGATGAGGTCAGGAAGGGACGGTTCGCTCCTATCAGGTTTGTACAGGAAATGATCGAGGTGCGGCCAACGGTCCACGCATTCGCGTATGCTGAACCAATCCCACCAAATGATGTAGGCAACATGGTGCCGGTGCTTCTTCGGCACGGTTAACACGCGGCGCAGCCACTCCTCGCCGCTGATTGCCCTGAAATGACGGAGTCTAGTTTTGTTCTTAGCCATAAGTACTTTTCGTTTAATGGTCTGCGTGTTGTACAGATGCGCAGCCCCTGACTGGTCTCTCCCAGTTGTCACGCCCATTGACGCTTGGCGGCGTTCCCGATTCGGCGTTCCCGAAGTTATTTTGAGCGAACCGCTTGATCTGCTGTAATTTCGCCAGCTAAATATCGCTTCCCAACATCTGTTTGGCACCAAGAGTCCCACTTGGAGACTTGGTCGGCAAGCCATCTGCGAGCATCTCGCTCAACCTCTTCAATGGTGGCTTGACCTGCGCCAACTGGAAATAAAGGCCCGCTATTTGGGTGCTGCCATGGAAACCGCTCTTCACCGTTCCGCACCCAAAACTTGTAGTGCGGCCTAAGCCCGCTGGATTCATCAATGAATGTGAATTGAACTTCACAGTTGGGGAATCTGTCTGTTGGTATTTTGATTGTATTCATTTTGGTAACTTGTTCAGCCCATCCATGCCTTCTCGGAGCAACTTGAAAAACAGTTCCGAACTGATCGTCACACGCCACGGTTTTCTATCCCGTTTGTGTGCGACAACCCAGTCTTTCAACTGGCCGGCATCTCTGCTGGCTTGTTCGATGGCACCTTCCAAGTTCAAAGCCTGCACGCACTTCACCTCGAAGTGCAGCCCTGCAAGCTCCTCACAGATGACATCCGGACTGTCTGAACCTCCGGCAAACTGTTGTCCGCGACGGGCGGTGAAGCCCTCCTCACGGAGGACATCACGCCACATACGCTCACCTCTTGCTCCTTTTTGGCGACTGTTCATTTGAGAACCAGATGCGCTAGTAGCAGTAGAAGGCCAAGGAAGATGATGCTGTCTACCATCCGGCCTCCTGCTCGAATTCATCAACCTTTTTCGGCGCAGCCAAGCCGGGGATCTGGTCGTCAGGCTCGAGTGCTTCAGGCTGCGGCACGGTAGAAGCTGCTGGCTGACCAATCGGCGTCTTGAGGTGCTGGTGCAACCCAGCCCTGTCTGCGCTGATGAACAGGCTGCTGACCAGTGCCTGAAAGTGCTCCGGGGCCAGTGTTCCGAAAGACTGCTCAATCTTGATCTGCGCCGATTTGGCTGCAGCGTAGCAATGCATATACAGGCGCCCCCTGCGGATTACTTCTTCCTCGACGGAAATCCCGCCGGAAGGTTGCGATTGCTTCGGTGCTGCTGCTGCTCGAGCGGGAACCTGCGCACGATAGTTGTCCACGGCATTTTGGTCGTCCGTGATGATCGCACACTTTTCCGTGATCTTGAGTTCGTTCGTGTCCGAATGCTTCGAGTACTGGACATTGATGCCCTGAAGCCCCTTGTTGGTTGCCTGACTCTTAATCGTGACCGTCTGGCCAACGAGCGGTTGCAGGTCAGACGGCAGCCAGAAGCTGGCCCGAACTTCACCGGTTGCGTCCTTCAGGATGCACGCTTGCACCCTCCAAGGACCGTACTTCCCTTCACCAGTTTTGGGTGGGAAGGCTGCCTTGATTTGGACTCGCATTTCTCCAATTAGGGAGCCGTCTGCGAGGTTTCCAATGTCCTGAACTTGAGCTACTTTCATGTGTTGTTTTTCTTGAGGTAAGAACGGACTGGGCAGTCAGCGTCTGTGCTGGCTGCAATCACCAAGTCCGGCCCTACATCGTAACACATCGGCACAAGGCCGCAGTAACTTTAGCGTTTTTTTGCGGCCGCCGCTTTTTTTGCGGCTTCCTTCTGGACCTGATAGGCAATGGCAACCGCTTGGTCACGGGGCTTGCCGTGCTTGATCTCGGTGCGGATGTTTTGAACAAACGCTTTTTCGGATTTGGAGTGTTTGAGCGGCATACTATTTTCTCGGTTTGATGGGTGGCAGGCTCTTCATGTCATCCATAACTGCCTTGTCTTTAGCGGCCCGGATGTTGTCTGAAATTCCAATCTGCTTGCCGTTTTGGTCGAATGTCCGGAACTTGCCGTTCACGGCTTGGATGGAGTACCCGGTGATTCTGTCTCGCAGGAACTTCCCTTCACCCAAGGTTTCCTCCTTGGTGTTGAGAACGCTAAACGGGATCGGAGGAACTTCCTTCTGCAACTGGTCTTTCGACACAAAGTAGCTCTTCAGAACCGCATTGATGCGCGGCATATTTTCTGGCCGCAACGGGAGCAGAGCTTCGATTGCCAGATTGGGATCCAGCATGGCATCCACCTGAAACCGTTCAACCATGTGCTCAAGGCCACGGTTGTACACGCTGCTAAACATATCTCCAAGCCAAGTAAACCGGTTGAATGCGGAGCTTTTTGGTGTCAGTCCTTTGCCTAGTTTTGAGATTAACCCAAGCAGGTTTTCTTGAGTTTGAGCCTCCATCGACTTCTGCAAGCCAGTAAGATCCATCGTGGGCGATGACCCGGGCGAAATCTGTTGGGTGCGACTCCAAGCTTCCATTTGCTCCCGAGCCATATCCATGGCTTTCAGTTCAACGGAGTCCGGACCAAATGCCACATCAAGAATCTGGCGAATTGGAGAAGTACTTTTCATCATACCATCCAACTTAGCCAAAGACAAACCAAGCTCACCGGGTGCAAGAGGTCTGTCTGGTTGATTGTCTGTAGACAATGGTCTGCTGTTTTTTTCAACTGCTTGACCAATAAACTGCCTGAGAGCATTTCTCAGTCCCTGAATGGCTTCTCCAGAAGCATCCTGCGCAGCCATTTGTACCACTTGCTGCATTGATCCAACGGGATCTCTGGATGCAAGGACTTCTCCAATTGCAACCTGCGGATCTGCCCCTACAAAACTAGTGAAGGCATTTGCTTTGGCTTTGCTGATAAGCTCTGCCTTTTGGTCCTTTGCAAGCGACAGCAAAGCATCTCGTTGTTCTTTTGCAGCTTCTCTTTCCTGCTTTGGAACATGATCCGGTTGGATTTTTGGTACCTTCTTTGCAGCTTTTTTTGCTGCTTCAGCAGCGTCCACAGACAACTCTCCGTTCCGAATGTCTCGAATGTGGTCTTCAAGAACAGATCGAGCTTCTGGAAAGGAATTAAGGATTTCCGATTGCTTGGAGTTTCTAATCCAAGCCGTCATGCTTTTGGAGGTTTCTCCTCCTTCCTGAGCCAACTTGTGAACAAACCAATCCGTAACAGCGTCAATTCCTGCTGGACGCTCCTTTAGGGCCAAGCGCAGTTGTTGCGCAGCACTCAGATCTTGCGTGCCGGATTTGCCGCGCAAAATTTTATCGATGGTTTCCTCTGTGGGAATAGCATTGCGCGAGGCAACCACCTTGCCAATCTCACCATCTCCGTAGAGGGTCATGGCTTCACTCCACGCCTTGTTGGCTTTTTCGAGTTCAGGCCAAGCCTTGCCGGCAGCATCAAGATCCAGTTTCATCCCCTCCCGAATTCTTTGAAGAACTCGGACGGTGTTGTCTTGGCTATTGTCTGCGGCTTCGCTAATTGCCTGATTGATGTTCCTGTAATCAGTAATGAGTTCGGCAACACTCCGTTCGTGTAGCGGCTTTCCTTTCTTGCCGTTTTTTTTCTTGCCGTACACAGGCTTTCTGATTTTCAGAAGCCGAGACACAATCCCGGGGGCAATAGCTCTGTCTTTTTTGCCACTTTCACCAAAGCCTTCGCTTCCCTGACTCCACTTCAACGCCTTGTAGGTGTTGTCAAAAGTGGTTTTGGCTTTGATTGCTTTTGGTGTCTCAAACAGTTGGGATGCGGCTGCAATAACCGTGTCCCCTTCTGTTTTCAAAACATTCCGTACTGCTTTTGCAGCAGGCTCCCGTGTGCCTGCACGCACTTTGATGCTTTCAATGGCAGCTTCAAGGTTGCGAAGCGTCAAAGATTGTGCCGTTTCTGCGTTGATGATGCCCTGCTCTCGAGCAGCGTGCGCTGCAGCAGACTGGCGGATAGCAGCGTCGATAGTGTCTGCGTATTGTGTCTGCCCAGCTTCAGACAAGGTTTGGTACAGTTGATTAGCTTCAGCCAGAACGGTGTTGTACCAGTCTTCAGCAAACTGTCTGGTAGCAGCAGGTGGCGCCCCTTCAGGCGCAAGTTCACCAGCAAGATTCATGGCAATTGCTCGTTCGTTAGCCGCAGCCCGTTCCGATATTCTGGAATCAGCAGTTGCGCCCAAGACACGCTGCATACGAGCAAGCATTCCACCAACCAAATCGCCACTCATTAACTGCACGCCATTTTGGTTTACTTTACCGGCTTCTTGAAGCCTGAAGATTGCATCAGTTCTGGCATCTTCAGACACATTCTTTTGGAACAGCTTGTTCCGAATCTCCAAAGCCTGCCTTGTGGTAGATCCCAGTCGGTCATGTAGCAACCTGCCAAGGTTGTTGCTCTCGAGTGCGCCGCCGGCAATGAGACCTTGAAAGACACGCTCCGGGTCAATTTCCTGACCTCGATAAAGATCCATTGCCGCTGGGATGGTGGCTCCTATCCCGGCTGCGATGCCGATTCTTTTGGCCGCAGGGACATCGATATTTGCCAGCGTACTGCCAGCAAAATTCAACACCTGCGTTGGCATTTCTCCCGCCGCTATTTTTGCGGCAGCGTTGCTTGGCCCAATGAAGATTGGCTTTTCGGTAACAAGGCTTGGAACAAGTTCTCCGGCCAGCCTAGACCAACGGGTTGACCTTTTCTTTTCGTCAAAAACTTGTTGAGCAAGATCTCTTGAAGTAGATGGAAAGAGTGACTCCTGAAGTGCTCCACCAGCCATGCCGCCGGCAACCGCAAACGGTATGGCTCCGTAAGCAAGCGGCGATGCTGCTGCGCCAGCAAGACCTCCTACAGCAGTAGATCCAATTGCGCTGACGGCACCTCGAGCAGCGGCGCCCAGCATGGTTGAGCGCATTTCCTCTTTGTATGGATTCCAGTACGAATTGAAGGCGCCAAATTTAGGGTCAGCTTCAAACTCCGGATCAAGTAGCCCATTTTGAACAGCAGAGTCCAGCACCTGTCTTGGTGTCTGAACCTTTGTTTCCTCTCCACCTTGACTGTAACTAAGGGAGTACGGGTTGACTGCGCCAGCAGACAAAAGGGAGAAGTCTCTGGCAAACTCCGGCGTGATGTAACCATCAAGCGAGTTCCATGATTCCTGCCGCTCCGTGGGTGCAATCCTAGGATCCGTCAACTCTACCCTTTGAATTCCGCCACCTTCAATTGGGAAAACAAGTTCCCCGGGCACCTGTTCGACCGGAGATGGTGCCATCAAAAGGTCATACTCAGATCCTGTCTGAGGAGCATCAGGCTGCAGAAGGATGTCGTATTCGCTGGGCATATTATTGTCCTAGAATTCTGCGTGCGGCAGCTTTGTGTTGCTCCGTTGCGTTGGGATCGTTGAGTGCTTTTCTGGCAAGTTCTGCTCTTGGATCCATCGATTGTGTCCGCGCAGATGTCCCGGTATTTGTCTGAATTGGAGCCTGTGCAGAGTACTGAGATCCAGCCATTTGCGTTCCTCCTGCCCCTGCCATTGCTGCTTCGTTGGCCAATCTTTTGTCCCGTTCGTTGACCGATTCGAGGTAGTTAACACCAAGACGCTTCAGGTGAAATGGACTGGTGCGTTCAGCAAGAAGCCGTACATTCTCGTTGTGCGCCATTGCAGAAACATCCTGCATAGATCTGGCGACATTGATCATCCCTTTTGGATCTCCAACAAACATATTGGAAAACAGAGAAGACAGATTGCCTACTGCTTCATCTCTGTTCTTTGGATTGGACAACCATTTGGCAAGGATGTTTTTTGCTTCAAGCATTGGCCTTCCATTAATTTGAGCCTGAAGCTGGGTAGGAATAACTTGATTGTACCGAAAAATAGCTTCAGACAGACCAACCGCATCTGAACCCCATAGAGAATTCAGCTCCTTCATCAAGCTGGTGCGTCCGTATTGAGTTGCAGCTTCTTTACCTTCCGTATCCAACAGGCGTTGCATCTCATCAACGCTTTTACCAAGCCGAAACGCACTTTCGTACCTTGGCTTTGTGCTCTGTGCGGTTTCCTCGGATTTTTTGAAAATGTCGGTGTCAACAAAGTCTTTGGGTTCACCGTACATATCCTTAATCCTCTCCCGCTCAAACTGAGCAGACTTGGAGTTGGGATCAATTGCCTTTAGGGCAGCATCACGCTCCAGACGCTGAGTGAAAGCCTGAATGTCATGCACAATTGCAGGTGCCTGCCTGTCTTTTTCGGGAATGCTTTTTACGAACTGCTCGATTTGAGCCATCCCCTCTGCACGGTGCTTTTCGGCTTCTGCCAGCCTTCTAGCTTCAGCCTCCTGAGCCTGACGCATCTGGCCCTGTCTGATGGCCATGATTGTCTGGACCGCAGGATCCTTCAGGTACTTTTGTACCCCAGCAAGTGCCGGATCTTGTTCCGGATTTTCAGCGTTAGGGTCTGTCATAAACGCCACCTCCGATGTTCATTTTTCTTTTTTGAGTAAAATCAGGTGCAGGTGCAGTTGCCCGAGCAGCCCCACCGGGACCAAAGATAAATGCACCTCCAGCCGCAGCTTCAGACACAGCTTTGAAGCGAGCCAAATCTTCTTCTGCTTTGATGCGGTCTTGTTGCAGTTTCTCGTTAGCCTTGAGCTGTTCTGCCTGCCTTGCAGCCGCAGCCTTTTGCTCTTCAGCCGCAAGACCAGCCTGAATGCCTCCGGATGTCTTCAACTTGTCTATTGCCTGTTTCTGGCTGACTGCGCCCCCAATGTATTCGTAGGCACGCTTGTACATGGCAGCTTTTTCAGAGAAAGGAATGTCTGAATGTACGGTATCGTTGTACAGCTTCTTCATGTCTTCCGGCATGAACGAGACAAGCGTGCCAAGCACCTTTTCGTCGGCCGCAACTTCCGTCTTCAGCTTCTTGTAGTCAGCATATGCGCTGGCGGCCGATGTGATGCCTTTTGCAATCGCAGCCCCGGCGCCTTCGTACCCAGCCTGTAGTGTCTTTCCAATGTTTGCTCCAGCCTCCAGAATGCCCTGTCCCATCATGGACATGGCTCGAGGTGCTTCACCTTGGTACGGATTGAGTGGTTTCATAGAAGGACTTTCTGGCTTCTAAACAAAGCACACTACCTGCCTTAAACTGCCGGCAAGCCTGTGGACGGTGTTCATAAATTGTACACGAAACAGATTTACCAACAACTCCAGACAAAGCTGCGCATCTGTTGTTGCAGGTCTTAAGCAGCGGGTAGTCATCTCGAATCAATTCCGGTGGTATCCCTGCTGCATCAGCTTTGTCCCGGCGCAGCACAGGCCAACTCCATTTGTGGCTGCAGCAGGCTCCGCAAGTCCTGCAGTCCAGATCTGACATTGCAGTACTCTGAGACTGGTTGTTCGTGCAGGACTCGCTCATGGAAGTTCTCTACTTGGATTCCAAATTTAGGGCAATGCACAAACTT